GATTACCAAAAAGCTTTTCTTTCTTCTTTATCCACGACAAATAGATCATTGAACACAGCTATACCAGGTATGGTATCATATGAAAAGATCAAGATAGAAAACAAGCTTGAATCAACAAGAAAAGATTATGAAGAATTTACATGGTTGTTAAAAGGATAATATATGGCATATAATAATCAAAAGAAAAACAATCCCAGAAATCCTAAAAATCCGCTTTTTCGACAGTTAACTAAATTATTATCTGGACCTCTTGTCAAATATAGAAGACAAGATACCAGACAATTAAAAAGACGTCAGCTGGATAAATACAAGTCGCGCATCCGATCGTCTAGTGGTCAAGAGTTTAAGATGTCTGCGTATCAAGATGTCTACGGCGCCCTACAAATGGAGTACTATTCAAATCAGAATAGGTTAGATAGATATGTTGACTTTGACCAAATGGAGTACACACCGGAAATAGCTTCTTCATTGGATATTTATGCCGATGAGATGACAACGTCGTCATTATACACACCACTATTAAATATTATTTGTAGTAACGCTGAAATTAAAGCAGTTTTGGAAACTCTCTATTATAATGTGCTAAACATTGAGTTTAATTTATATGGTTGGGCCCGCTCTATGTGTAAGTATGGAGACTTTTTTCTTTACCTAGACATTGAAGAGGATGAGGGAATTAAGAATGCTATTGGCTTACCTCCAAATGAAATTGAACGTATGGAAGGAGAAGATAAAGAGAACCCCAATTATATACAGTATCAGTGGAACACTGCCGGCCTAACTTTAGAAAATTGGCAAATGGCACATTTTCGAATTTTAGGTAATGACAAGTTTGCTCCGTACGGAACCTCTGCTTTAGATTCTGCCCGACGCATTTGGCGCCAATTGACTTTGTTAGAAGATGCTATGATGGCATATAGGATCGTTCGTTCTCCTGACCGTAGGGCATTTTATATCGATGTTGGCAACATACCACCAGAAGATGTAGAACAATATATGCAAAAAGTTATGACTCAGATGAAAAGAAATCAAATTGTCGACGTTAATAGTGGCCGAGTTGATTTACGCTATAACCCATTGAGTATTGAAGAAGATTATTACATTCCAGTCCGAGGCCAAGCTTCAAACACAAAGATAGAAAATCTCGGCGGAGGCAAGTATACTGACGCTATCGATGATGTTAAATATTTAAGGGATAAACTCTTCAGTGCATTAAAAATACCTGCTTCATATTTATCAAGAGGAGAAGGGTCTGAAGAAGATAAGGCAACATTAGCACAAAAAGATGTTAGATTCGCTAGAACAATTCAAAGATTGCAAAGATCGCTTGTATCAGAACTTGAAAAAGTAGGGATCGTACACCTTTTCACAATGGGTTATCGTGGAAACGATTTATTGTCTTATAAATTAGCTTTAAATAATCCTTCAAAGATATCAGAACTGCAAGAGCTTGAACATTGGAAAGCTAGATTTGAGGCTGCAGACGCCGCAAGTGAAGGATATTTCAGTCGACGCTGGGTTTCCAAGAACATTTTGAATATTAGTGAACAGGAGTTCCAAAGAATGCAGCATGAAGCATATTATGATAGAAAACACGATTTTGCTTTAGAACAAGTTGCTGAGGCTGCAGCAGCAGCCGGCGGAGGCATGGGCGGCGCCCTTGGGGGCATGGAAGATTTTGAAGGAGCAGGCCCCGAGATGGGAGGTGAACTAGAAGGCGCTGAAGAATTAGGCGCCGAAGCACCCGGCGCTCCAGAAGGCCCAGAGGAAGAGGGAGGTCCACTTCTTGCCGGCGCCGGCCAAGACCCAGGCGACGCCGCCAAAGCACCCGGCAATCGCGACGATTGGCCATATACTAAAAGAGACAAATATGGTAGACGACAGACCACTACGTCTAAATCTCATGGTTGGTATAAACCGCGCGACCACGATAAGAGAAAATCGTCTGGTCCTCGAAGACGCTCAATGCTTGGTATGGTCGGCGCAGAACTGGGTAGTGGCACTACAAGAAATACTTTAAAAGGATACGCTGATTTAAAATCACTTTATAATCTTTCGGAAGAAGTAGAATCTAATTATGATGAACAAGAAGCTAAATTATTTAAAGAAAATTACGAAATTAAAGTTCTGATTGATTCTTTGGAGAAAACTATTGATGAAACTTAGTCATAATAAAAAAAGAAACACTGCTTTGATTTATGAAATATTAATCAAAGAGTTAACTAAAGCTGTTTTACGAGAAGACACTACTAAAAAAAATATGATTGTTTCTCTTCTTAAAGAGTCCTTTGGCAAAGGAAAAAGCTTAGGTAAAGAAAAAGATATATATGATTCTTTTACAGGAGTTGAAGGATTCTCAAGGGAGACTTTAGAAAAATTAATAATTGAAGCTAAAAAACAATTTAGTTCACTGGACAGAAAAGATATTTTCAACCAACAAACCAAATTGATTAATAAGATGAATAAGTCTCTAACAAGAAGTGTTTGGAAAAATTTTGTTCCTTCTTTTAAAAAACTAGCTACCATCAACCAACTTTTACAAGAGAATTTAAGCCCTAAAAAGCAAGTTTTACTTGAAAAAAAGTTTTTAGATACTTTTTTGGTAGAACAGAAAGATAAAAATAAGTTTCCTAAAATTAATAATTTAGCTATGAAAAATTTCGTTGAGAAATTTAATCAAGAATATTCAACGAAGCTAAACGAATCACAAAGAGACCTTCTAAACAAATATATTACATCATATATGGATAATGGCTTGGAGTTTAAAGCTCTCTTATACGAAGAGATCTCCAGACTTTCAAGTACGTTAGAAGAAAAAATAATATCTCAAGATGATATAACAAAAGAGAAGGTACAAAAACTCTTAGAGCGTATATCGAATTATAATCAGAGAAAATTAGATAAAGATTTAATACTTGAAATTTTTCAAATACAATCACTAGCTAGCGAGATGAATAAATAATGCCGATAGTTATTAAAATCATAGAAGAGCCTTCGATTGAAAAAATCAAGCTTAAGGCAAAGAAGACTATTGATGGAAACATAATAATTGTTGACCATCCAGAGCTTGATATTATGATTTTGCCGGCCCAAAAGAAAATAGTTGCTTTACCAAAAGAAGAGTTAGACGATGAAATTTATGAAACACAAGCTCGACTTTTTAAGTTTTTAAATTTAAATGGTGTCATAAATTATGATACTGTACAAGCTGGAAATTTATTTATGTCTATGGAGGCTTCTTATCCTGACCCAAAAGAAGGTGACGCTGTTCAATACTGTTTATACGCAATATCTAAGTACTTTGACGAGGACTTACCGTTTTATAAAGATCAAAAAGAGTTTGAAAAAGAAGTGGAGAGGAATTTGCTTGAACCAGAGGTTGATGAATATACAGAATTTGATCCTGCAAGATATCATAGTGACAGAAAAGGCTCCATGCGCCCGAATGGGCCGGCCTATGGCATATCGTCAATTTATCGTATATAGGTAACTCATGGAATTAATATATTTTGTTTTGTGTGCTTACGGCTTAACGTATATCCTTATTTACGGCTCAATTTTTGATTGGATTAGACCAGCTAAAGGTAAATTAGGTGAATTGTTCCATTGTCCTCTTTGTTTAGGATTTTGGGTAGGTGTTTTTTTGTGGGGGATCAACTGTTTTACAGAACTATTTACATTTGAATACAATTTAATAAACGGATTACTTTTGGGATGGTTATCAGCCGGGACAAGTTATTTCTTGAGCATGTTATTGAATGATTTCGGCTTAAAATTTAGAAATACACATGGAGGTGATGAACAATGAAACGGCGTAATATTCCACAAGTCCGTCGCTGCTGTAACGGTAGCGATATCGCGTGAGGGGGAGCCTCACAAATTGTATAAACTTTTTAAAAGGAGAAAAAAATGTCTGAGAAAGAAAAAGGGACTAGTCAGTCTACTGGCAACGCAGATTCAATGAAATGGGGAGTTAAAAATCCGGGTAAAGTTGCAAATCAAGCACCCCCAGGCGCTGGTAAAGGTAAAATTGGCCCGAACTTGACAACAAAAGTGAGAAAATAATAAAAAATGGCACAACAGCTTTTACAAGAATACTTTGAGCTGTGCCCTGAAGGTCGTTGCCCAGTAAATGTTTTAACCGAAGCTGAAAGAAAAAGAGCTATGGACGGGGCAGTATACCTCGTGGGCGTCTGTCAAAAGGCCGGCACTAAAAATGGCAATGGAC